AGGAAGAGTGGAGCTACAAAGCTTCATGCTTCGAACCGGCGCAATCGAGTCGACGGCGGCTTAACAGCTGCTATGATATTCAAAGAGATATAAAAAAATATCATCCATTTATCACAGATATGAAGCGAATTGTCATTGGATATTCAAACAAAGCCCCCGCTAATAGTATCTGCACGGCTATAGAAAAGGAAAATGTTTTAGACAACATCAAAAAAGCTATAACTAGACATACCGAAGTCGAGGTGGTCAAGTTGAATGGAACAGACGAGGTTTTATGGGTGCGAGATTTGTTTTTCAAATTGGAGGACAAGTTTATCATATGCAATTGTACAAAAAGTGATAGCATTATGAAAGATAGATCCAGGGAAACCCAATCTATAATACCCTTGATTAAGTCCGAGGGGTCTCTAATACTTGAACCTCCTGAATCGGTACGATTGGAAGGAGGCGATGTGATTCAAAATGGTAATAACCTGTTCGTGGGGGTAAATCAAAGAACAAATTATGAGGCAGTGCAATTCTTATCAGAATCTTTCAAGCAAGTCAACGTTATTGCCGTGAGACATAACGATATGCATCTTGATTGTGTGATGACCGTGGTTAATAACACAATTTTCTATTCAAGAAAGCGTGTAAAAGAATCGGACTTGCGTGCCATTATCGGATATGATCTCATAGACATCGATGATGAAACCGATGGCATTTTGAGTACAAACATTTTGATTATTGGTGATCATATATTTCACAGCGACAGAATTCAAAATACTACCATAATTCACCGTCTTTCATCTATGGGATTCAATATACATACCATACCATATGGAAGACTATGGGAAGAAGGGGGTGGCATTCGTTGCTTGACACAGGAGCTTTGACTTTAAGTGCCTTTCCCTGCCCAATATTCGAAAAAAATATTTAAATAATATTAAAAATGCCCGTTACTTTAAACGAACTCGAACGATTACTCGATTATGTTAACTACGGATTATATGGCAGAAAAGATTTCTGGTCAAATAATAACGGAAAGTTTACACCCCATTTTGAGCGGTGCCAAGACGAATTACAAATGCTGATTCTCTGGCATACCGCTCCGTATTTGAAAAAGGAACATCATCCTTTTGATATCCCAGGTGTACTTAAGGAGTGCGTAGATGTAATTGAAAATGCCGATAAAAGTTTAAATGCTATTGAGAAGTTAAAGGATCTTAAAGAAAGTGTCCGTCGTAAATTTCAAACGTATGAAGGTGATCTCGACCGTAGGTTGTCCAATATTCAAGACGCTATATATGATTGTGAAAGTGAAAGTGACAGTGATGACGATGACGATGTGCGCGCGTACAGAGAGATACGGAAGGAAGATTGTGAACAAAAATATGAAGATGAAGCAGATGAAGAGTGCTCTAAGTACCTGGAAAAATGTTATAAATTGACGTTAGAGTTCTTTTCTGATCTGCACAAACTTTATTTAAAGGCTAAAGAAACGGCAGAAAAACCAAAGGCTAAAGAAACGGCAGAAAAACCAAAGGCCACCACGACCGACGCGTTTACTGCCGCTGTCATAAGTGAGTACCAGAAATCAATGAAAACCACAGAGAAGAAAAAAGCTCAACCAAAGTCTGAAAAGAAAAAAGCTCAACCAAAGTCTGAAAAGAAAAAAGCTCAACCAAAGTCTGAAAAGGAGAAGGCCAAGGAAAAAGCAAAAGCCGAGAAGGCTAAGGAAAAAGCCGCAGCTGAAAAGGCCAAGGAAAAAGCAAAAGCTGAAAAGGAGAAGGCTAAGGCTAAAGCCGCAGCTGAAAAGGCCAAGACAAAAGCTGTGGCCGAGAAGGAGAAGGCTAAGGCTAAAGCCGCAGCTGAAAAGGCTAAGGCAAAAGCCGTGGCTGAAAAGGAACAAGAAAAAGCCAAAAAGAAGGCAGCCGCAGATAAAGCTAAAGCTAAAGAGAAGAAAGCTAAGGATAAATGTGCAGATGCACGCGGGAAAGCATTGGAAGCATTGGCGACAGCAACAGCAATGAAAGCAAGTAAGATCTCCAAAAAATTTTTGACGTGCGAGGCTAAGATCAAGAAGTAGATAGCGCAATCAAAAAAAATAATGTTTTAATAATATTAAAAATGACCCTTCGTTTGTCCGATCTCGAAGAATTACTCGATGAAATCAAATATAATATTGACAGCCGACAACTTTTCTATGATGTTCGGTATAAAAAGTACACAACCACTTTTGAGTGGTGCGAAGATAAATTACAAATGTTGATTCTCTGGCGCACCGCTCCGTGGTTGAAACAAAATAATGATTTCCCAGATATACTTCAGGAGTGCGTAGATGTAATTGAAAAAGCCGACGATGTAAGGGTTGTTAAGAAGTTCGAGAGCCTCAAAGAAGGGGTCCGTAATGCTTTTCGAGATGAAGAGGAGGATCTCGACCGTGCGATTACCAATATTAACGCCGCCGTCAAATATTGTGATGAAAGTGACGATGAATTTGACGACGAAGAAGAGTGTATAGATAAATATAATGATGATGCAGCTGAAGAGTGCTCTAAGTACCTGGAAATATGTTATAAATTGACGTCAAAGTTCTTTTATGATCTGCACAAACTTTATTTGAATGTATTGCACCAGCTGGCAGTTAAAGACCTGGCTAAAAAGGAAAAGATAATTGTTAAAGCCAATAATGCTGAAAAAGAGAAGGCCAAGGAAAAAGCAAAAGCAAAAGCCGAGAAGGAGAAGGCTAAGGCTAAAGCCGCAGCTGAAAAGGCCAAGGAAAAAGCAAAAGCCGAGAAGGCCAAGGCTAAGGCTAAAGCCGCAGCTGAAAAGGCAAAGACAAAAGCCGTGGCCGAAAAGGAGAAGGCTAAGGCTAAAGCCGCAGCTGAAAAGGCTAAGGCTAAAGCCGTGGCTGAAAAAGCCAAAGCAAAAGCTGAAAAGGAACAAGAAAAAGCCAAAAAGAAGGCAGCCGCAGATAAAGCTAAAGCTAAAGAGAAGAAAGCTAAGGATAAATGTGCAGATGCACGCGGGAAAGCATTGGAAGCATTGGCGACAGCAACAGCAATGAAAGCAAGTAAGATCTCCAAAAAATTTGAGACGTGCGAGGCTAAGATCAAGAAGTAGATAGCGCAATCGAGTCATAACAAGATGCTAAGAGTGTAGATTTTTCAATTCATTGGATTTCATGGATTACAAATAATTTTAATTTTTTTTCAATTCTATCTTGAGTTCATCGAGATCGTTTCTCCAAAGCTCCTTAGATGTAGTCTCCTTATAACGGTTGTATTCAACCTCTTTTTTATCAAGTTCTTTGAGCAACTCGACTTTCTTTTCATGTGTAAGATTTTGAATCGGCATTTTGATAAGGTAGTCAAATTTTCCCTCAAGTTTGACAAATTGATTCTCCGTCAGATACTTGATAATATCATCATGCTTGCAATCAAGAATCTTCAGATCTCCGTCAATCACACTTAATATGAATTTAATTCTGCTGTCAAGGAACGCCACCTCCTTTTCGAGAGCTGATAATCGGTGTTTTCTTCGCAGCTCATAACATTCAAGTCGCGCAATATAGAAATCTCGGATGATATCTTGTACCTTGGAGTACTTTTTAATCTTTCCATCTCTGTCAAAGAGATGCATATTGTTAGTGCTCACCGCACGAGGAGATATCAATTTGAATTCTTTCTCGAAATTAGAGGTGCCATCCGTAGCAAATCCCATTTTACTATCGAGTGCCTCAGCACTGTGGAAAATTAAAACGAATCTGACATCCTTTTCAGTGTAATGCGATTCGTAGTCCTTGAGTATTTTGGGGTTTTTATCTATATAGTCATCTAGAAATGACTTATAGTCCTGGGTCCAAGTTTGGACAGGAAGCTCGGTAATCTCGACCTTATTTTTTGATATCTTGTTGAACACTCCCTTAGAAAAAGTTTCTGATATTTCCCCTTTATGATTTTTGTACCAAGGTTTCATGTGTATAGGGTCCTCTCCAGAGAGCATGCGTTCTAGATTCTCAATGATATCATCTGGATTATAGCATGGCACATTTGTACTGTAGCCTGTTGCAATACCGCATGCCCCATTCACAAGAAGCATAGGAATGACGGGCATGTAGAATTCCGGTTCAATTGATAATCCATCCTCTTCCAAATAATTGAGAACATCCAAGTCCTCATCTCTGAAAATGTATTTTGTGATAGGATTTAAACAGGTGAAGATGTATCTTGGCGAGGCATTGTCCTTCGAGGTTATTCGTGTTCCGAATTGTCCGTTCGGCATGAGAAGGTTAATGTTGTTTGATCCCACAAAATCATGTGCAAGGCCAACAATAGCGTCTTGTAAACTTGCTTCACCGTGATGATATGCTCCATGTTCGGATATATAGCCACTCAATTGTGCAACCTTAATCTCATTTACAAGCTTTCTTTTGAAGCAACAAAACATGATTTTCCTGATAGATTTTTTAAATCCATCGCAAACGCTTGGTATGGCACGTTCCAAGTTGTACGTTGAGAAATGAATTAAGTCTTTATCGATGAACGTCGAATATCCAACACGGTTGCATGTTTCTTTGTCGTAAGATATAATTGCGTTACGATCGTATTTACCAATCCAGTCCTTCCGGTCGTCTGCCTTCGATTTGTTGAAAGCAAGCTCGAGGCGAGCGTCGGTATTGTCTGGCTCGTAGTCATATTGCAGAGTATTCATCTCTCGAAAGTACTCTTTGGCTTCCTTGGCGGTCGAAGTACCAAGCCCTTTATAATATTTCATTGTCCAAGACCCTGGGCTAGTGACAGAAGATTTCCAATTTTCGTATTCAGTTAGATTGTAAAACTTTTCTGTCTTATTCCCTTTTGTAACTTTCATTATGGGAGTCATGATAGAAGATATAAATCCTTCAATTTGCAACAGTGAAGGCCACAGCGTGTGAAAGAGATTGAATATAAGACCTTTGATGTGCGATCCGTCAACATCAGAATCGGTCATCAAAATTATATGACCATAGCGTAAATCTGAGGTATCTTTGTAGACTTTTCCGGATTCCAACCCCAGTATTTTTTTCAAATTTGATATCTCGTCATTTTCGCTTATGCGTTTCGCAGACATATCTTTGACGTTCATGACCTTCCCTTTCAAAGGAAAGACGCCATATTTATCTCTTCCCACTTCGCTAAGTCCACTTACGGCCATCGATTTAGCGCTATCCCCCTCAGTCAATATGAGATAGCAACTTTGTGATTTTGATGTTCCAGCGTGATTAGCGTCATCGAGCTTGTTGACACGAATAGAGTTCTTCTTTTTTCCGTCAGTTTTTTTTGCGTTTTTATCTTCATCTATTGTTGTCAGTGATATAGCTTTTTCAACGATGCCACTTTTGTACAGTTTCTCTATGAATTTAAGATCGAGGTTAACCTTTGTGCCGAACTTAGATGGCGGTGTTGTAAGGGTATCTTTGGTTTGACTGTCAAATGTCGGGTTGACAATCGTGCTGTTGAGAAAGACAAAGAGGTGATCTTTTAGGTGCTGTGGCTTGAGCTTTATTTTTTTCCTTTTTTGTACCAACTCAATCAGTTTTTTTGAAATTTGGTTGACGACCGCTTCAACATGAGTTCCCCCCTTTTGTGTGCAAACCCCATTTACAAAGCTTACTTGGTTGAAGCCATCATCTGAAAACGCAGCAGCGACTTGCATTCTACCATTTGTTAAGTCGAATGATCGAGGATTTTCTTGCTTTGATTCAGTGATGTATAAATCAACATACTTTTCAAAAGATTTTACTTCGATTTTCTCATCGTTGAAAAAGACTTTGATGCCGGGATCTGTAAGTGCACAAACATCGTGCACTCGTTTAATGAACAAATTCTTCATATCAGTGGTTAGGTTTGTTGCTTTGAATTTGTCATAGTCCGGTTTGAAAATTATTTTGGTATAAGGGTATTTTGTATAGCGCTCGATGGTTGGTGGAGAAGTTACTTGCATATTGTTTTCGAATGTTTGCTTGTAGATCTTTTTTCGTCGATGATCAACAGTCTCGACGTAAAATGATTTCGAAAATATGTTACAGCACTTTGATCCGATCCCATTCTGTCCGCCGATGATTTTTTCTTCAGAATCGTCATAGTTTGAACTTGTAAGTAAGTTTCCGAAAATAAGCTCCGGGTTGTACATCTTGTGTTCTGTGTCAAATTCAATATCTATCCCGTCTCCATCATTGTATACGGTGATCATTCCACAATCAGCAATGTTAACTCTAATCTCTTTGACTTTCTTAGAATCATCGCGCGCATCTATGCTTTTCACCCGCACCACATGGTCGAGAGCGTTAACCAACACTTCATCGAATATTTTGTACAAGCCGGATGTATACTCGATCTTAGATTTCTTCATTTTCCCTCCTTCGTGCACCCACAAAGTCATTTCGTCTGGCTCGAGACTGCCGACGTACATTCCTGGGCGCTTCAGGACATGTTCGCGTTGGTCAAGTTTGACATACTTTCGTTTCAGCATCTCGGAAATATTTGTGTTTGATAGAGTATTGAGCTGATTTTTTTAAATCATTTTTTTTTGGTGATCCATCAATTTTTTTGAAAAAAATTCTTAATTTTGATTGGTGGAAAAATTTCGAATTTTTTCGGGTTTTTGGGGGATTTTTTGCATCTCCATTTTTTATCGCACCGGGCCCTAACACAAAAGCATATGCAGGCGGCGCGCTACAGATGGCCAATCCTCAGAGGGGATTGCACTGGGGTGTAACTAGGCCTCGGACTCCGAGGAACGCGAGAGCGCCGATTAACCTGTGCGACGACGACGCATTAGAGCACCAAGAGCGGATCGACAATAGGCGCAAGATGCGGGACTTAAACGAGGTCACGAGAGTGGCGCCGCGGAAGATCTTCAAAATGTACAATCTTCTAGCTGAGCGGGTTGAAGACGAATCTCAGGATACTAAAGCAACCTTCAGAAAGAGAAGCAGGAAAAAATGCAACCCCTCTCGAGCCACGTACTCAGAGTATGAAACCAGCACGCAGTTACAAGAACCATCCGCCCAAGAAATCGCACAACTTGATACGCAGTCACAAGGACGTACGAAGAGGAAGGCGGTCCCTCGCACGAAGGGGCCATGCGAGCATGGGGTGAAGTATCGGTCGCAGTGCAAGGTGTGCGGTGCTTGTCCGCATGGGAAGCAGCGCAGTGTATGCAAGGAGTGCGGTGGCGCTGGCATATGCATGCACGGTCGTCGGCGCACTCAGTGCAAGGAGTGCGGTGGGGGCTCAATCTGCGAGCACGGTCGTCAGCGCTCTAAGTGCAAGGAGTGTGGTGGTGGTGGAATCTGCGAGCACGGTCGTGAGCGCTATTACTGCAAGGAATGCGGTGGGTCTCAAATCTGCACAACCATTGACACGCAGTCGCAAGAACTGCCCGCTCAAAAAAAAAGCGAAGAGGCGGAGGACGCGTCGAGCACAACCATTGACACACAGTCGCAAGAACTGCCCGCTCAAAAAAAAAGCGAAGAGGCGGAGGACGCGTCGAGCACAACCATTGACACACAGTCGCAAGAACTGCCCGCTCAGGATACGAAAGCAACCTTTAGAAAGAGAAGCAGGAAAAAATGCAACCCCTCTCGAGCCACGTACTCAGAGTATGAAACCATGCCAATTGATCCAGTTGCTGGCGGTTCTTCTAACGGCGTATCTCGTAAAAACAACTTAAAGGATTGATTGATATGATTTTACAAAAATGTTAATGTTAAATACAGCAAAGAAAAACTTTTTGAAATCATTAGCTCCGGGTGTAAGTACGCTTTTGGTATGCAGTTGTGCCGTGGATGATATTTTTCATGCGCCAGACTGCCCAGAAGAGGACTTGATCAAACAAAGATTGATAAAAATAGAACAAAGTATGGCAGGACATATGAGACCATGGTTATCTGAGAAACTTTTCAGAAATTTCGTTGACGAGGCAAGCGACACCGACATTTTACGCATCATGACATATCTCGAAGAAAGGGATTTTGGATTACGAACTATTTATCTAGAGTCGTGTACTTCGAATGATGACCCATATGATGACAACTCCTTTCGTTGCGGAAGACTTGTCTCAAGCGGAATAATTAGCAGTGTGCAGGATTTGGTAGACACGAACTTGATTTGAAAAAAAACAGATAAGATATTTTACAATTGAGTTCTAGTAGTCCTCAGAATCAGAATCAGAGTCAGAATCAGAGTCAGAATCAGAATCAGAGTCAGAATCAGAATCCGAATCACGGCGGTACCAGCGTCGCCAGCTCCAGCACGCTCGCGAGTCGTCAGAGTCAGAGTCCTCAGAATCCGAATCAGAGTCAGAATCCGAATCAGAGTCAGAGTCAGATATGGCAGGCACCTCAGTGATTTCCAAGTCTTCTTTTGGCGGGTTCTTCTCCGCCGGCTCCGCGGCGTCCTTCTCCGACGCGACGGACTGGAGCTCGGCGGTGACATGCGCGAGGGCCTTTGTGACGTAATCCTCCTCGCGCTCCGCCTCCTTCTCCGCCGCCTCCTCCTTCGCAGACCGTTCTGCCAACTTTGCTTTCAGCGCAGCAGAGATTGCAGCCTTGTGCTGCGGTGATTTCGGCTTTCCCTTAGGCCAACCACCTTTCCGCTTGGGAGTATTCGCCTTCGCCTTCTCGGCAGCGGCCTTCGCCTTCGCCTTCTCGGCGGCGGCCTTGGCCTTCGCCTTTGCCTTCTCGGCAGCGGCCTTGGCCTTTATTTTTTCAATCTCAGCCTTGGCCTTGGCCTTCGCCTTGGCCTTGGCTTTCAGAGCCGTGGCTTTAGCCTTTTCTTTCAATGTCTTAGCTTTAGCTTTAGCTTTCGCAGCAGAAGCTTTGACCTTCGCCTTCTCGGCAGCAGCCTTCGCCTTATCTTTTGCCTGCAAGGCTCTTGCTTTAGCCTTCTCGTTGACGCTGTCAAAGGTCTTGCAGGTCGAGATGACGTAATCGTTCAGTTTTGCATTGTTTACTGGTAAACCTTGCGTAACAAACTTCTGCAAAGTTGCAACAGCACGGCGGACTTCTTTCGCGGAGAGAGAAGTCCTCTGCTTTTTCTGTGTGTGCTTAATCGCAGAATCGATGTCAGTCGTGATGTCGTTGTCATAAATCCTCTTGGCCATGGTTGATGTTGGGGGTTGATGTTGCTGATGTGCGTAAATCGATGTGCTTATGTTGTTGAGATTGATTTGCAACGGATCCATCAATTTTTGAAATCATAGAAATCAATTTTTGAAATCATAGAAATCGATTTAAAAAGACAAAAGGTGAAATAGATGAATCATGGAATTAAAACCTCTTCAAGATGTTGTTGTTTCTGAATATAGGATTTCAACAATGACGATGACAGGAAACATACATTCACCCATTGAATTGCCTTCCCTATATGATTTTATTGATGTGGATAAGTACGAGACAGTTCGCTATGTTGAGTACGGATCAACTAAAACGAATCAATGTTTTAAGGGTCACCGGGAATCAAAGACAAAAAAGCCCAAACCTATGGGAAAGAGATTCGATAATCAGATGACATTACACATGTGGGATGGCATCGCTTTGTATAATGTTAAGCTATTCAGGAATGGTAAGATTCAGATGACAGGAGTAAAAGATCGAGACGGCGCATGTAAAATCATTGATGAACTCGTCAAGATAATTCGAATTGGCCACATGTCACGCCCACAAATAGTTTCAGATATTGATAGTTTAAAGAACTCAGAATTATCGACCAGATTGATAAATTGCGACTTCAGAGTCAACTACAAAATTAATCGATCTGCGTTGCACCAATTATTAGTGCATAAATACAATTTGGTTTGTACATATGAGCCTTGTATCTATCAGGGAGTCAAAGCATCTTATTTTTTTAACGACTCGTCACCGGGTGGAAGGTGCAGGTGTCCAATAAAATGCTCCGGCAAAGGGCAAAAGACAGTGTGCAAGAAAGTTACGGTAGCGGCATTCCAAAGCGGCTGTGTAACCATAACTGGAGCTATGACAATCGATCAAATCAACTCAATGTACGAACTATTCAGTAAAATTTTGATAATAGACGCTGATATAGTGCATCAGCCTACGTATGAAATTGCAACAAACGAATAGGCGAGCTGTGGATCTGCAGGCATGTAAAGCATATCAATCATAAGTTTAGAATAGGGCGGAGATTTAGTGCTAATCTATCTTGTAGATCGTTTTCGAAGGCATAGTCCTTACTATCTTCCCCATAAAATAACGGTTGCCCAAATTTATTCATTAACGGCTCTTCACACAGCCCATTCTTACACAGTCCTCTCCTACTATTTCTATTTTTCAAATAATATTTGCACTCCAAATCATCGTCACATCTTTTGAACCATTTCATTTTTACTTCTTTCGCATCTCCAAAAATATCGTACTCAGATTCGCATGATGCCTTCGTTTTGTATTCACTTATAGTCGTTAAATCGTCTGCATTTACGCACTCGTATACATTTTTCGCTTTGTTCTTCTTTAATTTGGGAATCTTTTTATGAGGTTGCATAAAATTTGTTTTCCCGAGATGTATGTTAAATATCTTTGAAGCTTCAAAATTTACCGCGATGGTGCGAGGATTCAAAACAATATTTGGAACTTTGATGATATTTATTATCTCTTTACTAACATTATCTACCGTCGTTTTTATTTTCGAGAAGGGAAGGTGAAAATTCAAGTATTTGCGTCGCTCTTTATTAAATTCAAGCAATTCGTACTCGGATGACAAAGATTGATATAGACTGTCATTTATTCGGCTTCTAATAAATGTAAATGTATGGTAACTTATATCGGTAATATTTGAAATTTTATGTGGAGTAAATTTCATGTCATACAACTTTGACAGTCTGTTTATGTATGGAAGATCGCTATCTGCAAAATAAGCAATCGAATTTTCTTCAACTTCTTCTTGCACTTCTTCTTGCACTTCTTCGTTAGAGTTACCAGTTCTGAATATATTCAAATCTTGCTCCTCTAAAGATATTCCAACTTTAGTTCGTGCCAAAATTTTTGGTGGTAGCTTTGCAAGAATCGATAACTCCACATCATGAATAGAATTCATGAATGTTTCGCTTCTATAATGAGAATATATTGCATAAATGCACATGAAAGCTGCGAAGGAAACGAAGAGTATCATAATTAACGTACTAATCCTATAATTCAACATCTAATCTATGCTTACAAAAAAAGTTTTTTTTTCTCTGATTAATTAAAATGACTTCATTCGCTGGGGTATTCACAAAGCTCGACAGCCCAGAACAGAATATCACCCTAGGCGATGATATTAAGGAATTTATGAATGTTTTTAGGTTGGTACATGGGGATGAAGGAGTAATCGCTCATGGGAACATCACTCCCTCCATTAAAAAAATTTATGACGCTGTGCTTGAACAAAATGTTTTGACAAATGAAGGCGGTGCAACGACAGTCGATGTAGAGGAATTCACGGGCCCTATTCCTATTATGCCAGAAATTTGCTTTGTTAAAGCCGATAATTTGGATATGGTTGTGCATATTGAATTCGAAGATTTTCAACTCGATAAAACAACTTTAAAGTGCCAGGTGAAAAAAACTGAAGCGCTCATCAGAACTCCGAAATCACAGTACATAGATGTGGTTAAAAACGAAATGATGAAATTCACCAGAGAAAACGTCTTCTCCCTATTCACAACGCCAATTAAAGCATTAGACGATGTAAATAAATCTAATTCCACATCGTTTTCCGATGTAATGAAGAATACCGATATGTACAGGACTGGAAAATCATTCTTTGATCTTCTTATGAATTTTTCACAGCGTGATTCAATTGGGCTCGAGACACCTGGACAGCTACCGGAAGCTCCTGCTGATGAAGATGATTCAGAAGACAAAAAAAAAGCAGCTCAATTGTACGCAGATGTTAAGGATTTGCACGATATCCTTAGGATGTCTTCCGAAAACACCACCGATCACATGAACAGCTTAGTTATCGATATCATGAAAACTCAAACAAACATCGAAGATACAAAGAAACGTGTTAAGGAACAACGTAATAAATTATACACGTACGTCGCACGTGATTCCGATTACACCAGAAATCTAAGGGCTGAGCGAAATGCTCTAAAAATTGTATTTGTGATACTCGCAATTGTTGTAGTCGCCAACTCTATACTGATATACACTAACCGATTAACCAAAAACACTAAAACAACTGCAATTGTCGCACTATCTTCGGTAGTCATATTTGCACACCTTCTGAATAAAATAATTAGTGCGTTCACTGGTAAAAAGCGCACCGTTATTGAAGGATTTGAAGTCGAACTCAATTCTATGGGATTCACTGATACCACTTACGATTGCCCAACTGTCTTAGCAAACTTCATCGATAAATTCGGAGAAGTATTATCGCAAGAGATCAAACAGGAATACTTTGATACCTTGCACGAATCTCAAGCAAAAGATCTAAAAATCTTATCGCAGCTCGAAAAAGAACATAATATCAACTCACACTTTCATCATTTGAAAAACAATCTCACACATTTCAAGATTAACGAAACAAGAGAATACAGACGCCTTTCTTGGTATTCAATTGTACTCACCTCTCTACTTGCAATGCTATACTCTGCAAAAATAAACTTCGCGATATCGAATGCCACATTCAAAATTAGCACCACATTAATGGTGGTAACATTTGTTACATATGTCCTTTTGACTGTTAAAGGAATCATGATGCGGGATCGTCAAGACTGGGATCGATTCCACTGGACGATTAATAAATTGAATAACAAGGTAGACAGCAGCTCATGTAACGCCCTCCCAGGTTTCCAAAGATAAATTAAAAAATAATTTTTTATAATTAATAATGGCTGACATTCACGGAACAATGGATGCAATCGCTCCTTTATTATTCTTGAAAAATCCAAACAACCTGCCAGTAAAATTGAAAATGCCACCTCTCGAAGATACTAAGGATATGTTCTATTTTTTTACTGATATTCTATTCAAAGGTTTGTACTATCTCGTCACAAATGACTATGCTAATTGTCATGTTGTCAACCTCAACGATGTCGACATCGAAACATTTTTCGTTGCAATAAGAAAGATGCAAAACATGAAGGTGAAAGTTAAACTGGAGATTGTTGGAGAAATCTTTGATAAGTCTAGAGCAAAACAAATTCACAAAAGCAGTATGGAAGCTTTGAAATCGATGCCGATAAACTTACCTCTTTCCGAGTACTATTTTGAACTCCCGTTAAACGGTTCGATATATAAAATATCGTATTCTCTTTTGCAATGATGAGGAGGAGTAATTTAACTTCAGCCATTCACAACATACGATTCTATTTATTCAGAACTATATGATTGATTTTCATCGTAAAACATCTTATGAATCTCAAGTAGCTCTGTGTTCTCGTTGTTTTCTATCCGTCTGATTTGCTTCTCGATCTCCTCTGTCAGCGCTGTTAAGCGTCGTTTTGCCTCTGTACTATTTTTCTTCCCGTCCGAGTTGAACATTCCACCGTGCTTTTTCCCTTTGGAGTCCTTGTATCCGTCCGGATTGAAGCGAATGAAGATCCACTTCGTCGTGTACCCACAAACCAAGTCATTGTATCTGTTTCCTTCCTGTTGCGCGTTGTACGATCTATGCTGAAATTCGTCCGTCTCAATAGCTAACACGGTGCCGTTTATATGCTTTCTGTGATCAACCCTTCTCCTCATGGTACAATCGCAGCCTCCCCACACCAACGGCATATCGTGAACGAAACCTTCGAAATTCTCGTTAATACGTTCACGGACCAGCTCCTCCTTCGTCTTTCCCTTTATCTTAGGCGTGCGGGGGTCGTCCGGGAATAAATTTTTGAAGCAGTGTGTGCAGTAACCGTCGTACTTATCATTCTGAATATGATAAGTGCACCATTCAGATACACATGTTTTTTGTTTTCCAGAGTATTCCATGCCTTCCAGCTTGTGTTTCGCGCAATGCGTGTACTCTCCATTGTGCCCGTATTTCGGTATTGTTGTGCAGCCGTCGTGTGCGCATGTTTTCTGTTTTCCAGAGTATTCCATGCCTTCCAGCTTGTGTTCAGCGCAATACGTGCGCTCCCCATTGTGCCCGAATGTCGGTTGTGTTGTGCAGCCGTCGTGTGCGCATGTTTTCTTTTTTACAGCGCATTTCATGCCTTCAAGCCTGTGTTTCGCACAATACGTGTACTCTCCATTGTGCCCGTAAAATGGTTGTTTTGTGCAGCCGTCGTATGTGCATGTTTGCCGTTTTACAGCGTATTCCATGCCTTCCAGCTTGTGTTTCGCACAATACGTGAACTCTCCATTGTGCCCGAATGTCGGTTGTGTTGTGCAGCCGTCGTGTGCGCATGTTTTCTTTTTTACAGCGCATTTCATGCCTTCAAGCCTGTGTTTCGCACAATACGTGTACTCTCCATTGTGCCCGTAAAATGGTTGTTTTGTGCAGCCGTCGTGTGCGCATGTTTTCGGCATTACTTCTACATTTTTACCCGGATAAAATCTTAAATTAATTTCCGCGCGTAATTTTTAACTTTAAGAAAAGGCACAGGCTATATTTATCATCTCTGAATATGGAGAACGTTATCGAGACTGACGAAGTTAAGCATGCGTCCGAAGCACAAGACGCCGGCGACCGTATTTTGCTCGAGCTTACTCAACGTCTTGAGCGAGGCCAGCGAAAGGCCCAGATAACATCTGGTGTGCTGGCTTATGATGGCCCTCCCCTAAACCATAACATAGAGGATATCATGGATATCCTCAAACGAAATACCGATGGAACCTTCCAAGCTCGTGCCCATTCTACCGAAAAAAATTGGTCTTTAGCTGACTTGTTTGTACGACAGTATCTCAACAACTTGACTGATGGCTTTGGAATGTACAATGTCGAGGAGATGTACATGTATTTGCGCGCAGTAAAAGACAAGCTAATTCAGTTCGACATGATAAGTAAAGATGGATTCAATAACAGTGGATACCCTCTTTGGAAAGACTACAATTTCTGATTTTTTTGGAAACTCGCTGAGATAACATCAGATATTAAAAAATAACAATAAAATATCTTTGAAATGAAATTTAATGCGTGTTTAAAATTTTTAAATGTATTTTTTTAGCATTTTTTTTTCCAAATATTTCCATCGTAGCTATAGCCATTTGATTCGAGGAAATCGCGTTGTGCGAGAACATCGCGGGTGCCCTCCCCACCCCACTGCCAATCGGGAACGATGTGATTAACATTTTGTATTTTTTCAAGCATATCTTTCTTCATTGGTTCGAATCGATCGAAAGATTTTTCAGATAGCACATCACAAGTCTCTTTGCGAGTTGTGAAAAGCCCTTGTGTGATTTTGGAATCGACCTCTGCTTCGAAGCCACCTTTATTGACATTGGGGCCACCTGTGAAAGTACGAGTGAACAGCTGCTGCTTCCCTTTATCCGTCATCTCGAAATCGTTTCGAACAGTCGAGTCTGTGTCGACTCCACATGCGTTCGTATACCCGTAGCCATCACGGATGTTCATATGATTGTTTACGGAAAATTCTCTAATCTTATCGTAACCGGCCGAGCATTCTTTCTTAGTATTTTTATTAGTTTGGTAAATGTTAAATGTGTTATATTCAAACATACCAGCGTTCTGGGTGTCGCGAGATTCGATATCGCATTCATCATCTTTTAACCTAGTATTCTGTTCGAAAACGGATTTCATATTAAGTTTATTTTAAGGTGAGAAATTTTTTACTCGGCTTGTTGCTGTTGCTGCATATTTTGCATCATACTTGCCATCATATCGTTGTTCTGCATATTACCCATCATAGAAAAGGCCTCAGACATCAACTCTTCCTGATTCAATTCTCCACTCTGCATCTTTTGAGACATCACAGAGCTTACCTGAGATATAATACTGGACATCGCACTATTTTCGCCGCTGAACAAATCGTTGATGTTACTTACTTTGTTGGTGTTCAGGGCGGACATATCAATTTGAGATGATATCTCTTGCGCAAGCTTGCCAATCTTTGTCTGGTTGATTGATCCCATATCAAACGGAGCTCCATCGCCCATGGAAGGCGGCTCGTCTTCTGCAATCTTGCTATTTGCGACATGCGACATAAGTGTACGATATTCGTCGTCAAATACTTCATCTAGAATTTCATCAGTGTCATATCCACCATTTAAAATTTTTAGCACCGAAACGAGGATCGCTTTAAGCGATGCAGTCGTTCTAGCATCATCTGTATTCTCAAGGGCGCCTGTGTGCAGTTTTGCTAACAGATAAAACATGTGCAGGTAGTGATTCTTTGATGCATTGGCAATTTTCCCGGCGGGTAACTCGCGTAGAACTTCGATACCGTCGATTCGTTCATTTTCTTCGAGATTACCTTCAATGAATAAACTGTCTGCTCCTTCGCATTTTTTGAGAGCACTTTTGAAATCATTTAAATATTCGTCGGTCGTTTTATCAAAACAAAGATAGTGTTTTTTGAGAATAGTTTTGGATTGCTCGTCTTCTTTCTTTATCTCACGAATGAAAGATTTCACAAATTTGTTATAGACGTAGATTATCTGGCTTTCTAATGTGGTCATTTTTTTACTCAACACAACGGCTTAGCTTTAAATACAATTTCAATTTCGACAAATAAAATCTTTGCATAAATAAATCAAACGAAAATGAGTTCAAACCGTCTCACATATGACGATTGCTCTTACAAACAAGCTTTAAAACAGAGTACATCTCCTCTGAGTTATACTCTGGATGCCGCACGATTCGAACACAAAGATAAATGCAGGATGGAACTCGGAATCATCGGTGGAACCAATGTATCTCACAATAAAGGCAATCTGGTAGATATTGAAAACGAATTGCGAGGTCAAACATACCCGGCATCCAAGTGCAGCCAGATGAAATTCAACCCTAACAGCTCTAAAGCGATCAAAGATGATTTAAAATGCGCTCAATACAAACCAATCAGTGAAGAAAAGGTGCATTTAAAGTCCTGTCAAATGTTTGCTTATCCTAGCGTGCCCAGAGCTCCTAAGCTCAACTAAGTGGATTCTTCAATTATTTTGTAACTTGATAAAGCTAACCATGCGCAGAAGGTACATATACAATGATAAACTGCTTCCCACCAGATGTTTAAGCTCATCAAAGCCATTCCAGCGGTTGAGGAGTAAAATGCGTGCAATAGCAGAGGTATGAGCATCACATCGCGTTCAGAATGTACACAAGCAGTTGTTAAACTTACAAATAAGACATCAATCAGATCGAAAATTCTGAAAAAACACACATAAAATTTGAATAAAGAGACGATGAAAAGTACATTCCATACACCTATAACTATCTCGTTATGAATTATTTTTATACCACGTTCGCCAACTGTTTCAAGGGCGATTTCTGAGACCTCCATTCTTTCACAAGGTTGTAATTCTTGCACTGATTGATTTACACCAATATGAATAGCTCCATCTGGTTCTTGAACAACAAGATGACGCATTACTTTTCGGAATAAATTGTTTGAGAAATCAATAATTTAATCATCAACGATGTGAGATTTGCAGGTCACACATACCCATACTCTACATGGTAGGCCACATTGGTAATACAGTGGTACTAATCCCCCAATATGATTTTCGTCTGTAAATTCTATATATGTTGATATCAGTGGGATGATGTCATTTGAATTCATTCCATAACAATTCTCTAAGTATTTGCTCAATAGTTTGAGATTTTGGGATATCCTTTTTGAAAAGATATCATGACATACAGTCATAGATTTTTTCTCTTTTAAATAAAATGGGAATATTATTGCAAACAAAAGAAGGTTCTATTTTGGATCAAGTGCTAGACACTTTCGTGATATTTACCCTTGGATCGATACTTATGTTCTTCTTTCATACAATGGTAAACAAGCCAAGGACATTTTTGATTTCATTCGCTACATATATAACAATATTACTTGTCCTCCTCATGTTATACATCAATAGAATGTGCAAAAACGACGAAGATCCTAACAAAAAAAATTTGGAAAAGGATATCATTAATTTCATGTCCATATACACAATATGTCTAAATGGCTTACTGGTATTTGTCATATCTCAAGAGCTCATTTAATTAATTGTTCATCGAACATAATTTCGATTCACTCTAGGTTTCCAATAAGTTGTGTTGAACGTATACATGAATTTAGGTCCTTTTGCATGAGTTCCGCTACATCTGTATGATAATTCCGCATCAAACAAGATGGCCCGATTTGGTTTGTATGATACTGCACATACAATATTTCCATTCGTATCATAAAAAAACATTTGACCCCCCCACGTTGGATTCCACTCGGGATTTATACAATGTACTAATACTCTTTTGTATTGTTCTTTTTCTGTAATAGGCGGAAACATGCCAATTGTATATACCTGAGCTTCGCATTTCTCAATATCGGTCGTCTTGATGTTTTTGAAAGGCATTGATTTACTGAGACATTCGTGAAAACGTGGATGTAAAGATGAGAGATCAGTAGTGAGGTATGGAACACCACTTTTAAAATCCATAGATAGTGGACACATTTGCAACAGAGGAATGAAATTTGTAAAGTCTTTCATGTCAAAAACATTATCATATACTTCCACTTTTGGATGAGGGTTGAATGTTGACATTATTGTACACATCACATATTTCTGTGTATTTATGTGACGCATTCTTCAGATAAGATCGATCCCACAAAAAAATCTTTGTATAATTCAATTCAAGAGATGTCAGATATTTGGTTTCAAAATATGACGAACTTTTTCAAACTGTCGAATTCCACAAAGTTCATTCCAAGGCGAAGCATGAGCATGATAGATAAACTAAATTCAATGGTTAGATTGTCTTTGTATGTATCCATCGTGCACTATTCATTCTTTGGAGATAGCTCAATATTTAGCTTAGTTTTACTAACTTCAATATGTACGTATGTATATTACAAAAACGTCGAAGAAAATTACAGCGCAAATAGCAAGAGCCAAGGTTTTTATGAAGTGAAATCGGATAACGACACAAGTACGGGGGGATTAGATTCAGATTGCACAAAACCTAAAGATAATAACCCGTTCATGAATGTTCTGATTAACGAGTATTCAGAAAACCCTATGAGAAAAGAAGCTTGTGATGTAGACGACAGCAAGGTAAAATCTTCTATGGATGATAAGTATTTTAAAGATATATACAGAGATATTGACGATGCATTTGACAGGAAATCGTCGTTCAGAAACTTCTATACAATGCCAAATACATCTATTCCAAACAATCAGAGGGAGTTTGCAGACTGGTTGTATCGTTCAAAAGAAAAAACTCAAAAGGAAGGAAACGGAGAAAGGAATAAATTTTTCGCTAGTTACTATTGATATCAATCAAATACTAGATCAATCATACAGAACGTGTAGAACACAACGATCGCCAGAGTTACTGCCATCACGCCAACAGAATAAATCGTATCATTTTTCTGAGATACTCCAAAATGTTTAAGGTCTCCATTTCGATCAAAAGCTATTTCAGGTTTTGTCAAAAACACGAGCATCATGCTCATGATATAGACAACTATGCTGTAAGATATGCGAGATTTGAAAAACATTTGCCACAGTTAGGTATTAACATTAACGAATAAAAAAAATCTTCGTGGTATTTAAATACAATGCTCGCCATTGCTTTGAAGAACTCTATTTTAATATGTCTCATTGTATCCATCGGATATTTCATAATTGACAATCATTTGAGTGAATTGAGATACGAAGTAGAATCGGACAAATTGAGACCGAAAGAAATTAAGCTAGTTGAGAAAAAAAGCAAAACACCTAAAAAATCTAATGTTGTACGTGAAATAGTAAAGGAAAGCTCTGAAGAAACTAAAGAAATTATCGCCGAACAAACGCCGGCGAAGAATGACACTAAGAATTCTGAGGAAACAAGTTCCCCGACGAAGATGAGAATCACTATAGATGATAACATGAAGGAAATATATTCATACGTATACGGAGACTCCCGTGCCTCAGACAATTTAAATGAAATGTATCAAACAGCTAAGAATGGCGATGTTGAAAAAGATATTAACGTCTTATGTGATACTCCTGAAGAAGAGAAGTATAAGAAAATGTGCCATGATCCCATAAAAGACCATCACGAATCTATTGATTACGCGCTTATCCAAAGTAAACCAATATCTGACGCTTCCGTATATAAATTTGTAGATGAAAATGTTTGATTCAACCGATACGCCACTTATTCTTGCAAGTGGGATTCAAACAGGTCACGAATATCGTCGCGGATTCATCTGCAGATCTAATTTGCATCTCATAGTAGGAGCATTTCCTCTGCTTGCATTTTCCACACTTGAATAAGTCCGTCTTCGCTTCAACATTCGCATTTAGCATACTCCGTTCTCTTTTCAATTTAGCATTCAAAATAGGCATCCACTTATCGGGGTTCATCTCATAGGGCTCCATAAATGCAATCTCATGTGGTTTGCACCCTCCTTCTTTTACCTTCTTCAACAACTTCCCACCATGGTTTATATAAGAGTTCTCATCCAAGTTACACAGGATAGATACCAATTTATTATTGTACAACTTCAAAAACACATCGTTTTGAAGTCCTGGAAATATGCCATGTCGCGTGCAGTACTCGATGCACCAATTGTATATTCCGATCTCGATATCTTTCAATTCATCTGTGGATAGATTGATATGTTCGTTCAACTTATCAAAGGCACGCGATCGTAAATCCATATCCGACTCCATTTCGACTTTACAATAATTGACAAACCTTTAAGCTTTTTTTTCTTGAAAAGCATTTAAGAAAATATAATTATAGTTAAGTTACATGATTATTCCTGTTAGATGTTTCACATGTGGCAAGGTACTTGCTGACAAATGGGCGGATTTTGTGAAAAAAAGAAAAGCTATAGAGAAAGATGAAAAGAACAAAGATAATATTAAAATGTCAGAAACAGCTTTGGCATTCGGAGAATCAAACGGATGCAATGAGATACTGGAAAAGTACGGACTAAACAGATTGTGCTGTAGGAGGCACATGTTGGGACATGTTGATCTCATAGAACAAATCTGATGATACAATCTAATTTAATTTTCTTCTCTTTATTGAAATGAATCGAGATATCATCGAACTTGTTTTCAAAAATTTGAACTGGAGGGATCAAATCAGATATTCACATTTAATCAATTTGAAATACAGTCAGTTTGATATCGCTTTGAAGAAACTTCAATGCATTAAGTTTGATCCATACCTCTATAAAAGCAGAATATATCAGCACGCAATGAAAACAGGTGATTTACATTTGTGTACAGAAGCAATATTCAGAATGTACCTTGAAATCCTGGATTGCAAAACCCTCAATCATGACAGAACGAGAAATCACATATACAATGATTTAAAAAACAGAGACAAGCAGTATAGAACTTCTTTAGTTTGCAGAATTTTTCTACGATTGCAAACTTGGGATTGCTAATTTGAGATTAATCCACGGTCAAAGCTACGGACTTTGATGGAACCCTGCATTAGCTATCGCTATAGTTGTTTTGACATAATCAAATATCTTGACAGCATTGGCTGTTCTTATTTCTTCTTCAATTCTTTGCTGGACAACATTGTCTCTTCTCATTTCTTCATCAATTCTTTGCCGGCGAACATCGGCGAGTGTTTCTTGTTCTGTTGAAATTGCTTCTCTTAGAGCTAGAACAATTTGTCTTTCTTGAAATAAATTCTTTTTTATAGCTTCAGCTGATATCGTCAGCGTTTCATTCGCTTCTTTTAATTTTGAAAACAGATTGTTCTCTTCAATACACATCTTTTGTAGAGCTTCTGATGATATCTTCAACTTTTCATTAGCTTTTTTTAATTTTGAAAACAGATTTTTCTCCATAAAGAGTTGTATCGGCGTATCCAAAGTATCCTTGAAAGAGTCTGTATCTTTGACGAGAGGGAGCGCATCTCGTCCCGCTCCGTGTGGTGGTTGAGATGGATCTTTTCCGCATTGGAAATTGTTCAAGGCCTGCTGATGATAAAATCTTTTTACACACGGTGAATATTTCACTCTTCTTATCGGACCTTCATGGGCACATTTTGTTTTCGACGCCGTTTTTTCCCGATGGGCGGATAATCCTCTATATCTGACTTATATACTATCACCCATCCCTCCTCTTCAGTCTCATGAGATTCATCTTCAACACGCTCAGTTAGATTGACAGTTGTGAAGGTTTTAGCATCGGCGGCGTCTTTGTCATTTTTGACCGTCGTCGTCGTTTCCATGTCGTGCGATGAAAAATGAAAAGATGTTGTCGCATCTCAAACCCTAAAAGATCTTTTGTTGAAAAATTTTAAAGATTTTTTTTTTGACCCACTTAAATTTTAATTTTTGAAAAAACATTTTTTTCAGTAAAATATTGATATGTTTCAAATGATTGATCATCAAAGAATAAAGGAAGAATTGAGAGTCTTGCGTATGAAGACGAAGGAATTACTGTCAAAGAGAGCTTTTGCCAATTTTGAAAAAAGATCTTTACACCTTAGATCAATACAACTCGGAATAAGTCCTGATAAACGTGATTTGGATGATGAGGAAAAGTTAGAAAAGAAACTGTTGGATCAATATTTTGATTTGTTTCAAGAATTTTTTCCGGAATTGAAGGCGAAGTGGGAAAAATGACTTAAAAATATTTGGGTATGAAATGATATATGGAATCTATATGTATACCATGTCCCGATACTACGGAACAATTCAAAACTGAATCAAATGAAAATAATACTGCAATTCAATCTTTCAAGTTTATTTGCCCGAAATGCGGATATGGTACAAACAACCGTGGTCATTATAACACACATCTGAACAGAAAAACCGATTGTACACCTTTACCTTCAGGAACAAAGCGTTGTTCAAAGTGTAATCAAGTTAAAAATAAAGTGGAGTTTTACACGGGTCAAGGCGATTGCAAAATTTGTTTCCTGACGTCGAGGAAATGCGAGCATGGTCGTGATCGCTCTAAGTGCAAGGTGTGCGGTGGGGGCTCAATCTGCGTGCACGGTCGTATACGCTCTCAATGCAAGGAGTGCGGCGGGTCTCAAGTCTGCGAGCACGGACGTGAGCGCTATTACTGCAAGGAGTGCGGTGGGGCAGGAATCTGCGACCACGGTCGTCGGCGCGATCAGTGTCCAGATTGCCAGGGACCAGTAATATCGAAAAAAATTTGCAAAATATGCATCAAAACGCGTTTGAGCAGTAATCGAATTCAACTAGGAATATGTGCAAAGTGCGATGCCGATGCTTCTGAAATCATGAGAACTGAAGAAATAGTGCGAGAAATGATTATGAAACTCGTAGATTTTGAACCATCCTTAATTGATAGTTCAATTAACGGGGTTTCATGTCAGGAATTGCAAAAAAGAAGACCAGACTTCATTTATGTTTTGCCAAATGTGGTCATAGTAATCGAAATAGACGAAGATAGTCATGAGCAATACGAAAGTTCCTGCGAGATGGCAAAAATTTGTCAACAGAATGCAGCAATACAGTTGTGCGACGGACTCGATAACGTCGATGTGATAACAATAAGGTTGAACCCAGACGCGTATCACATCGGAAAAGTTTCAAGGGAGACTCGTGCAGAGGCAGTGGCTAAGAGGGTAAATAAATTGATCGATGAGTATCATGATAAACTTTACGAAAGAACAGGTTATCAAAGAGTTGAATATTACTATTATCATAAAAAAGCACAACACCACATCGACGCCCAAGGGCAGATTTCTGATGTTATGGTATTCCCTCAAACATAAATACTGGAATTGCTTACAATATCAGAAAATAGCAACTCTTGATAATTTTCCAAATTGTTATAAATTTCGAATATCTCGAGCCCAAGTAAAATTTTCATAGTTTCCTCAATAAACGATGAAGTTCTTAATATGACTTTAACAAACATTCCAAGGTCTGACAATTGAATAAAAGCCAAAATCCTTTTTATATCCTTATGTTGTAACCAATCGTATACAAGATAACAAATATTTTCGTCTATATCAACGTGATAGAAGGTGTCGGCCAGATATTTTGATTCCTCAATCAGATGTTTGAGATCATCCGGGACAGTCAAATTTGTTTCTTGGAAATTTGCTCCTTCCGCAAATAATGAAACCCACGATATAATTATCTTCATGTCCATCGAAGAATCATTAATTATTTTTTCCAATATTTCACCTCTGACTAAAGGCATACCATCACACATTTGTGAAGCTATAAAGCCTTTGCGAAACATCTTGTAGTCGTCTCCGATGAATTTATGACATTGCAAAAAATACAACCCATTATTCCACATGGTGTCAATGTAACTACTTCCATATAATTGATTTCGAATTTCTATTTGAGATCTTGCCTCTTCAATTGTTTTCCCATTCAATAAGCCTTTTAGTTCATTCTTAGCCTTTTTCGTCTGTTTCGGATTTAATTTGATGAAACCATCCCCACGTAAATTGCTATCTAGCTCAAAAATTCTGTCAAGGCTTTCATCATCAATTTTGTTCGTCATCTGCTCATAAGTCTTCAAAGCAACATTCTCTTCACATTTTAATTCTGAAAAGAGCAGGCTTGAATGCATAGAGGTATACCCCTTGTTTAAATGTCTTAGAACCACATCAGGGTCAACCTTCAACTGCGAAGTCGCCTTCGGAGGCCTCCCCAACGCCAATTTATGGAATGTTGAATAAGGAATTTTTTGGTTTTTAAGAGAATAATAGAGCACAAATCCTTTGACATCTCGTCCTCTTCGACCAGCCCGTCCTGCCATTTGCATAAATTCTTCTGTTTTCAATGTCCTACGTTGGTCATTGCCAGAAGGCTTCTCGACCTCAGTAAAAACAACTGTTCGTGCAGGCATGTCGATTCCACAAGCAAGAGTTTCAGTCGCAAAAACAACCATTATCAATTTGTTCCTAAATAACACTTCAACGAATTCTCGTAATAGAGGAATCATACCGCTGTGGTGATAGGCAACACCTCGTTGAAGTAATTCAATCCAATCATTATACTCAGGTATATTTTCTAATTGTTTTCTGTATTTACCCAAATATTTGTTTTTCAATGCGTTAAAATTGTTTTTGTAATCAATGACCTTTTTACTGTGTTCTGCGAGCTCAATGTCATGCGCAGATATTTCTTCTTCAGACGAACCTGGTTTGGGTTTGATAGGCCTTTTGCCTAAGACAAGATTGTCGGTGATCGCTTCTGCAAATTTAACACATTTTTTCTTTGACATAGCAAATACGATTGCCGGACAAAGATCAAATGAGATCAAAGAAACGCAAAGCTTGGAGGCAGATTGATTTACTGTAGATTGGTTCCATGTATATAGCTTTGAATCAGATACATCGTCCATCAAGTGAAGAGCATTATTTCTTTCTGATGCTATGCTTCCAAAGTAAAGAGGGACTGCTCTATCGAATCTTTGAACCAGTTTACACGGTCTTCGTTGACTTAACCAATTACAGAACTCTTGCGGCTTGTCAAGGGTGGCACTAAGACAAACAAGTTGAATATTTTTGGGTAAACTCATAATTGATTCTTCCCAAACGGATCCTCTATCTTCTGAGTTTATATAGTGACATTCATCAATTATAATGACTTTGACATCAATAAGGTCATCATCGATGTTTTCAGACAACAATTTGTTTCGTAAAACTTCGGCAGTCATGATAATCAATTCACTCTGACCATCTCCGCCGGGGTGAGTGCATCTAACTTTTACATCGCCAGTGAGCAATGAAACTCTGCCATCTAATTTTGTGCGAAAGTCGCAGTACTTTTCATTAGACAATGCCTTAATTGGGCTAGTAAAGATGGCACGTTTACCATTTTTGAAAGCTTTTAAAATCGCTGTCATGGCAACAGCAGTCTTTCCACTTCCAGTTGGAGCCGCTGCAAAGAGATCTTCCCCATTTTTTATAATTTCAAAGGCTTCTGTCTGGAATTGATCCAATGGATGACCAAGAACTTCTTCAACATCTTCTTTTGTAAAGTTGTGATCATCCAGAACTTCAAAAGCTGATTGAGAAACATCTTTTGTTTCAAAATCTGAAAACTCAGTTAATTCTGTTTGAATCCTTAAAGTTGAGAAACCATTTTTAACAATTCCCCACATGAAACATGCACCAATTTCAATGATGTCTCCATCATAGTACGAATCGAATCTTGGTATAGTATAAGATTTGTCTTTGCATTTAACACGAACAAAATCTTGCGAAGTAGATTCAACGATTTCAACCTCAATTGGTACTGACCTACAACTGTGAGACAGGTCAAGGATTGCATGTTGATGTTGAAATAGTTTTACATTTGTTGTCGTTTCGTTCAATGACTTAATATCGATTTCAGGTAACTCATACTTATGAAATGCAATTTGATTGTATAAGTCAGAATACCTTCTAATTGGTGAAGTTGAATGACAATATATTGTGCCAATATCGTTATGAACCTTTTTCAAATCACTCATAGAATACTGTGCGAATCCATCTTCTTCTTTAGACCTCAGCAAAATATTTTCAAACGATTTAGCGAATATTTTATTATATGTCAACATGGTCCAAGCGACGATTTCAGCCGGGTCCGTTTGTAAAGATAACTTTGAAAGTACATTGTATTCAATTGGAAATTTCTCACGAAATTGAGAATAATCGATTGCGGATATATTTTTGACGTAGCAACTTTCAAAACGGTTTCCAACGAGTTCTCCATCTATAAATTCAGACCATAGGGTAATTGTTCGTCTTATTTTATTTTGATTTAAACTCAATTCTTCAAGCGTTAATCTTGGTGGAAACATAGTAGTATTTTCAATGTCGGTATAAGTAGAGCTTGCTTTACTTTTGACAAATTCAAGAAGCTCAGTTGGATCTTTGATGCCATTAAACATTGTAAAAGCAACATCAGAAATATGAATTCCGAGCGTTATTTTATTCCCATTTACTTCAATTGATAAAGCATCATCTATGTCTTTTGTTCCCGGGTTGTCGACTGAAAACACTTCGTGAATAACTTCAGGAATTCCATTTGTTTTGTTAAAAACATAGGAAGGGTACTTCGTAGGCTTGATACCATAGTTCCTATGTAAAACTTCGCTTTCGACAGCATGATTTCCGACTGGTCCAAGTATTTCTAAGAGTTCATACTTGTCGTTAACCTTTGCCCATCGATCAACATTACTTTTCGTTTTCGTGCTTACAACACGTGATGATCTATCGGGGAATTCAGTAAATATGATTCCATTTTTTCCAATAATTTCTCGTTTGCTGAAACGCAAGATTCCATATTTTACCATGTCGATTGATTCATCAATTCAATGATTCCAAATCTTTAAGTTGAAATTTTTTCGTTCTGAAACTCTAAGCGTGAATCAATGGGCTCACAAGAAAAGTGGGTTCCTTTGAAAAAGTTTTTGAAATTTTTTTTAAAGATATTTTTTTTGATTTTTTAAGATATTTTTAAGGGGGCTCTCACTTATAGTGTGCACGACCGGGATGGTGGAGGTTATAGACCTGACTGGCTGCGAAGATGCGGATCAATCTATTGCGAAGAGACGCAGGTTACAGGAGGACGAGCCGGATGATCTTCTGTGCCCAATCACCGGCGTGATGTTTCGCGACCCGGTTGTGTTGCCGGCTTCTGGTATCACATTCGAAAGACGAGCCATCGAAGAGTGGCTCAGCAGAAACCCTACATGCCCGGTGACAAGAGTTTCGGTTATTTATGATAATGGCGTGCTGCTCACTAACTTTACTGTTCGCGGAAGCGTGGAGAGGTGGTTACGAGAAAACTCTGATCGTACGCCGGAAGACTGGAACACACGCGAGATGCTACCTCCCACGCATACCACAACTTATCCCCGTCGGCGGAGACGCAACGAAGCTGACATCCGATTGCTCCGGACATTGCATGCGACGTGCCATGTACTGGGAGAGACGTGGCACATTACGGGACGGCTCGCGAAGTTGCACCTTACCGGCGTTAGGGTTGCTGACCACCTAACCTTGCTGACCACCTTGCCGGCGGAGATTGGGCGGCTCTCGTCGCTGACGGAGTTGGACCTCCGCCTCAATCAGCTAACGAGCTTGCCGGCGGAGATCGGACAGCTCTCGTCTCTGAAGTACTTGTACCTTAACCATAATAAGCTTACAAGCGTGCCGGCAGAGATCGGGCAGCTCACGTCGCTGGATAACTTGTCCCTCGGCTGCAATCAGCTTACAAGCGTGCCGGCAGAGATCGGGCAGCTCACGTCGCTGAAGATGTTGTGCCTTGACCATAATCAGCTTACAAGCGTGCCGGCAGAGATCGGGCTGCTCACGTCGCTGAAGTGCTTGGACCTTTGCTGCAATCAGCTTACAAGCGTGCCGGAAGAGATATGGCAGCTCACGGCGCTGACAAAGTTGAAACTCGACATGAATCAGCTTAAGAGCCTGCCGGCGGAGATCGGGCAGCTCACGGCGCTGACAAAGTTGAAACTCGACATGAATCAGCTTAAGAGCCTGCCGGCGGAGATCGGGCAGCTCACGTCGCTGACGAAGTTGGACCTCCGCGGCAATCAGCTGACGAGTATGCCCGTGGAGATAGGGCAGCTCACGTCGCTGACGGAGTTGTATCTGACCGAAAATCAGCTGACGAGCTTGCCGGAGGAGATCGGGCAGCTCACGTCGCTGACGAAGTTGGACCTCCGCGACAATCAGCTGACGAGCTTGCCGGCGGAGATCGGGCAGCTCTCGTCTCTGAAGTTGTTGTACCTCAACGACAATCAGCTGACGAGCGTGCCGGCGGAGATTTGGCAGCTCACGTCGCTGGAACGGTTGGGCCTCGGCAAAAATCAGCTGACGAGCGTGCCGGCGGAGATCGGGCAGCTCACGTCGCTGAAGTGGTTGTACCTCGACGGCAATCAGCTGACGAGCGTGCCGGCGGAGATCGGGCAGCTCAGGTCGCTGAAGGTGTTGGACCTCCACGGCAATCAGCTGACGAGTATGCCCGTGGAGATAGGGCAGCTCACGTCGCTATTCGAGTTGTGCCTCGGCGGCAATCAGCTGACGAGTATACCCGTGGAGATAGGGCAGCTCGGGTCGCTGACAAACTTGACACTCTGCATCAATAAGCTCACCAGCGTGCCGGCGGAGATCGGGCAGCTCACGTCGCTGAAGTGGTTGTACCTCGACGGCAATCAGCTGACGAGCGTGCCGGCGGAGATCGGGCAGCTCACGTCGCTGGAGGGGTTGGTTCTCGGTGGCAATCAGCTGACGACCGTGCCGGCGGAGATCGGGCAGCTCAGGTCGCTGGAGTGTTTGTACCTCAAAGAAAATCAGCTGACGAGCGTGCCGCCGGAGATCGGGCAGCTCAGGTCGCTGAAGGTGTTGGATCTCGACGCGAATTAGCAGGCGTCGCGTTGTGAAAATCCAGAGACCCATAACCTGTAGACTTTTATTTTCGGAAAATTAAAAACGATCGATAACATTTAGAACCAGCCCTATCTTTAAATTCGAAGGTTGTTATCTTTCGAGGTGAAAAAAGTCATTTGCTTTTTCATTTTTTTAAAAAGTTTTTTGAAAAAAATTTTTTTTTTTAAAATAGAATTTGTAATTTCAAAAAGTTGCATATATATACGAAAGTTGCTGAAAAAAATTCAGTTTTTCAGTCATCAGTTGTAAGAGAAAAAGGCATTTAAAAGTTTTTTATATTAATATAATTAAGTCAGTTGATGGGCTCAAAAAATCAGTCATTTAAACACGTATGCAAGACTTGTGGGTATTCTACGAACAGGTTGTCCAACTTTAAAGACCACCTCAATCGTAAAAATCCCTGTAAGCCGAAACAAAATGAGAGCACAAATTTTCCATCCGCCAAAATGACAATGGAAGGTTGTCAAAATGACAAACCTCTGGTCAAAATGACAATGGAAGGTTGTCAAAATGACAAACCTCTGGTCAAAATGACAATGGAGGATGGTCAAAATGACAATGTAAAGACTTTGGAAAAAATGCCAATGGATGATGAAAGAAAGTGCCTTCAATTCAAATGCGTTAAGTGTGATAAAGAGCTTTCTTCAAAGAGAAGTTTGATGAGACATCAAAATGTGTGTAATGGAGTACATTCACTGCAATGTCCAATTTGTCTAAAGGTTTTCTCGCATAGAAATGCAAAGAATCATCATATGAAGACGATTGTATGTAGACCATCAGCTATTGAAGCACAAAATCCACAAACAGATATGGATTCGAAAACAGAGATTGAAAGGTTGCAAGCAGAAATAGAAAAGTTAAAATTAAATCAATCAGTGATAAACAATACGTACAACATAACGACAACGAACAACAACAGCACCACTAACAATAATCATGTGATCAATTTGAACAATTTTGATTCACCATCATTATCACATATCACCCCTCAAATGATCGGTGAAATGTATCTGAAATCTGATAGAGAGCTTCCACGGATGATAGGACACGCAGTGAGGAAGATATATAAAGAACACCCAGAAAATGACACCATTCGTTTTAAATATGGGAACCAGGCTGGTTTCGCTGAGGTTCGACAAGA